AACATAATCGATCAGGATGCTCGTGTATCTGTGTACGTTGCCCCAATGGACATTAAACAAATGCAATAATCCATTCGGCTCCAGAACATATTCCTCGTGATCCTGACCACCGATCTTAATCGAGGTGATCTCTGTCACATAGGAAGCCGGGAGCTGGATGAGGATCTCTTTGTATACAATACTCACACGGCGATCATAAAACGTGGTATTCAGCTGACAGGCCTCAGAGGGATAGACATGCCACCCACAGTAATTCCTTACTGCAGCGGATGCAGCCGTGATATCTGGCTCCACACGTTTATCCCCGGCATATTTCTTCGCGGTGAACTCGTCGAAATCATCTGTTTCCACCATATTGGGCAATTCATCCACATCTGGAAGTGTATAACCCCATGTTGTCAATAAACTCATTTCGTATTCACCGCTTTCTTTGCCTTGTTCGATGGCTTCCTTGCTTTATTTTTTGGCTGCTCAGCTTTGATTTCAACAGCTTCAGCTGGAGCCTCAGATTCCTCGAACTGCCACTGTGTCCCTTTATATCTATACTGTTTTAGCATTTCTTTCACCTTCTTTCAGAAAAGGGTGCCCGTTAATGGACACCCTTCTTTGAAGTCAAGATCAGGAGGCAGCCTTTGTGATCTTGCAGAAGCCAGCAGGACGGCGAATTGCCAAAGCGAGACGTTCTTCAGCACGGATAGTCATCTTGTTCTTGATGAAGTCATCCTGATCGCTGTTGGTAGCCTCTACAGACACACCGCCTTTGCCTACTACAGAACCACAAGCCTTGAAGGAACCTACCCAGATATCACCCTTTGCAGATCCGGAAACCGGTGCATCTACGAAGGTGCTGAGATAAACAGGTACTCCCCAAAGCTGCTTGCCAACTCCGTCAGCAAAATATCCTCCGCCGATATATGTGTTATCATTTGCACCGGTCTTTGCCAGTCTCAGAGTCTGCCATACAGCCGGGTTCATAATGATTGCATCTGCAGCGAAGCCGCACTGCTGCTGCACTGCCATCATCTTCTCGAAGATCAGGTCAGCAATAGCATTTGCATTTGCCATATTAGCATTTGTCCAACTGGTGGTATCAGTCTGAATTCCGGATGTGCCGGCAAGCTGCGTGAGAAGGAAATCCTCTTCCTTAAGGCCAAGGTAGTTGAGAAGTCTTCCATTGATGGCAGAAGCCAGGAACGGAGCATCATCAATGTACTCGGATGTCTCTTTGATGAATGCGGCGATCTTGGACAGGGATACAGTATGCTCTGCCGGATCTGCGAAAGATACCTGTGGTTTTGCAGTACCTTCAGCTACAACATCAAAACCATAAGGTTTGCCAGTTGCATACTCAAGTGCTCCTTCAGTGTAGAAGGTAAGAGCATTCCCACTAATAGTCTCAGAACCGAAAAGACTTCTCAGATATGTTGCAGGAATCACTTCCGGAACGATATTTCTGTCGATATCAGTTACCAAGGCCCTGGGAACCTGAGGAGTTGCCACAGTACCTACTGCCAGCGGATCAGTATTTGCTTTCACAAAATCCGGCACAGAGATGCTGAATCGTTTGCCATGGTCTTTTGCCATGTTCTTTACAAAGTGCTCGCCAAGGTTACGGGCTTTGATCTGTTCTTCCATATCTTTGTCCTCTTCTTTCTTGCCGATCATGGCAAGTTTGGCAGCTGCTTTTTCAGCTTCTTTGATGGATCTTTCCAGTTCCTCGATCTCGTCATTGAGTGCTTTGATTTTTGTGGAATCGATTTCTTCAGCCTTCAGGGCCTCGTCGAGTTCTACAACTTTTGCATCAAGTTTTTCTTTTAACTTCATAACTTATTCCTCCGTAAAATCTCTATTGATCTATTCAACTCAGAATTGCTTCCCTTCTGATCCTCCGGTGCCCCGTTGTCTTCCAGTTCGTCCTCTTCCTCGTTGTCTAAAACACCCTGTAAGAGTGTGATAGCCTCTCTGATCGCATCTGCGTCCTTCTTGCTGTTGCGTCTGCCGGCTTTGACTGATACCATTTCCGCAAGCGGCTGCGCAGGAGTAGGTGTAATGGTGATTTCCATCAAGGAAACCGCCTCAAGAACCTGGAAAATGTTCGGATCTGCTGCCTTTTCAGCCTCATTTGGTTTACGAGCTGAATCAATCCCATAGGCATACGAAAACTGGTATACCGAACCCTCTTTCATTAAGTTCCGTGCAGCCTGCGCTTTCGGTGTGTCATAAAAATGAGCCGTCATAAGCGGCCCATACTCATCATCTTCAATTTTGTCTACTTGTCCGATTATCAGCTCCGGATCATCCATGTTATGATTCCAAACAAGCGGAATGTGTTTCCCCTTTTCTTCCCATGCTTTGATTGTTTCCGTAAAGCATCCAGGAGCAACACAGTCGCCGTATGAATCAGCTACTGGCTGATAGGTACTGAAGTAACCAGTCAGTTCACCTGTGTCTGATACAGACTTAATATCAAATTGCTTCGTCTTGTATTTCATCTGAATACCTCCAAATGTAACCACCTGCTGTTTTTTGTTTCCCAGTAACAACAGCACTGATTTTCTTATAACTGACACCTGTGAGGGCATCTGCTTCTCGCGCACTTACGAAACGAGAGATAAAAACACCTTCAAGAGAATATTGTGCGACTGCTTTTGTCGTTTTCTTTTCCGGATGTTCAGCAAAATAACGTCTGCGTTCTTCACTCTTCCATTTTTTCACTTCTGGATTTTGGTAATACTCGCGTGTTTTTGCTGCATTATGTGCTCGTGCTTCTGGGTGTTTTTCAAAATACTGTTTGGTTTGTTCACTCTTTAGTTTTCTAGCTTCCGGATGATCTTCATAATATTTCCGACATTTATCCCTGCTTGCTCTTACTTTCTCAGGATTTTCGTCGCAATACTTCCTCATCCATTCTCCATGTTCCTTCCCTTTTTGAGGATTTTTTCTGTTATATTCTTTTTGAATCTGCGAAATCTCATTGCGATGTGTCTTTGCATAATTCGCTAATCTCTCACCCATTTCTGGGTGTGATTTGGCATATTTTTTTCCCGCCTCTCGAAGTTTTTCTCTAGTGGCTTCTGTTATTCGATTTGATCCATTGCCGCCTTTGTCGAGATTGTATCCAAATTTAGGATCTGAGGTTTTATATGATGAAATGAGTTCGATTTCAATTTTATAAGCCTCTTTCTGGCTTAGCTCATTACACACTATTGTATGTTCAAAACCATTCCATCCATATTTAAGTATTGCCCTATAGAACAGCCGGTTATTACGATATCCCCGGCCATTTGCCCATCTTTTTTCAGGGCACATCGAAGTTATGCCGACATACCTTTTCCCGTTTGTCTTGTTTGTATGAACATAGACACAGTATTCTTTTTTCATAGCAAATCTCCCTTTTTGCTTTCCCAAATAATAAATAGCCTTGAAACAAGTGGGAATCTCTTGCTTTCGCCCCGTCGAGCTATCAAGGCTATGTATTAACTCACAGTTATAATCACTTCGGTGCTGCAATTACACCCGGCAGACTCATCAACATCAAGGTTTTCATCCCCTGGCCACAATGCTCCATTACTAAATGGTTCATCAATTGGAACGACCTCTCCATTCATTGCCTGATGAGATGGTCTGGGATTAGTCCCCGTAACCCATCTCTTCTCAATTGTCTTATGGATTCCCTGCTGCTCTGCCTGCTGTGGAGCTTCATGAGTTGCCGCCCACCCTGCTACACAGATTGCAAGGGAACGTCCAAGCATCTTCGCCTCTGAATTCTCCCTGAGTTCAAAGACATGCTCAGGCGTCTCTTCTTCGTCTTCGGACTCCATTGCTTCTTTAAGCTTCTTCCTGGTCCCTTCGTTGATGGCATGCGCTCTTCCTTCTGCCATGGCCCGTAGATACTTACGGGTCTGTTCTGTATTGTATTTAGATCCGATTGCTTTCGCAGTCTCCTCTCCATGGGCATCCGCGATATCATCCATTACCGGCTCGATATCATCAGCCAGTTCCTTATCCCATCGTTCTTCATCCCACCATCTGGCTGCTTTCGCTCCCAGCTTCGGGAGGATGGAATTTGCCTGCCGTTTGAAGAACTTGCTCATGGTCTCTTCCATCCGCTTGTCTTCTTCCTCGGTGGATCTGGCCTTGATCCGGATCGGATCTGATTTATGGTGATAACATCCCCAGTGTTGCTCGACAGCCATAGGTTCCTGCTCATCCATGTGAGTGTCCTGGGGAGATGCCTGGCCGCCTTCCACCACATTAAGCGG